GATGATTCGTTAAGCGAGTTCATAAACTCACGACCACAGAGTATTGTGCCTCTTACACCTGACATTCCCCAACGATAACCAAAGACTGCTGTCATCAATGCAAAACTTCTTGTCTTTCCTGAGCCGCGACCACCATATGCCCCACGAATCCTTGCTGTGCCTTCAAAGACAGGGATTAACTTATCAGGTAATTGTATGTTTGCTACTTCACTCACTCTTACTAACTAATTGAATAACAGTTGGCTTCATAGATTCATCACTCGATGTTATGTCTTGCTTCATTGAGTCGTGATACCCATGCTTACCTAAAACTAACTTAGTTATTGCTGAATTAAATGTGTTGTTAAGTCCATTGTTTACAAGAGTTTTAGCTTGAACTTGCATACATCTCCCTAATATGTCGGAAAAACCCTTATCTTTTTGCTTTGCCCAATCATATAATGTGTCTCTATGAAGTCCTAAATGTTCTGCCATTCCTTCAATACTTGGAATCATATCACCATAGATAGCGTAGTCAGTTATGTACGCTCTAGCTTTGTCTTCTACTTCCTCACTCCACTTAGTTGGTCTAGCCATTTAGTTTATCTCCTCTAGGAAAATTAGTTCCCGTTGTGCCATACAATCCAACTGTCCTTGCCATATTTGTATCTATATCTTTTATTGTCTCACCTGTAAGCTCTGAGCAATACTCAAGCAAGGCAATATACAAATAAGGTAATACAGTTGTGTCTGATATTTGCATTTCTGTTTCGCCGTCTATGTCAAATTCATTGCCATCTATGTCAAATTTATTATCCAACTAACTCTCTCCAATCATCAGGAAGGTTAAGTCTAATGCTCAAGTCATTTTCAACCCAAGCAATTACTTCATCTAAATAAACACCCATCTCTTTTGTGCTAAGACTTGTTGTGGATTTTAGCACTACTTTAGTCTTACCTACAACTTCTTCCATTCTAATCTCAAGGAACTCTGTCTGACAATATACATGAATTGCCTCTTTACTGTTTCCAGTTTCTTGCTTGACTTGCTCAATTATCGCCCAGTACATATCGTTTTGTCTACCTGTTCGAGTCTTGTTGTTAGGCTTAATACTTATAAGAGCTTCATCTCCGCTAGTATTCTTAAAGAAATTTCGAGTCATACTCTCTATAATCTCCGCTTTAGGCTTGTCTCTCTTTAGTATTCTAGTTAATGTCTCACTCATAATTTAAAATTTTGTAAGAATAAGGTAGTAATAAATCCTCTTTAATTAGATACGCATCTTTTTCTTCCGTATCTCCATTACCAACAAACGTTTTATATTGTAAATTGTTTTCTATAATGCAATCTTTAATTCTATCTCTTGCTATAAAAATATATTTAGTATGTGTAACAAAAACCCATGTCTTAGCTTTACTAGTCATTAACGCTGAAGGTTTACCATACATTGCAATCTCTACGACTAAATTGCCTGTGTACTTACTTTTAAAATCTTTTTTAACCTCGTAACTTTTGCCATTCTCAGGAACAAATATATCCATCTCTTTACAATAACCTTCAAGAATCCTAGCACTAGGGTATTGTTCCTTTATTAACTTTAAAACATCTTGTTCTGCATTGTGTCCGTCTTTTAAATCCTCCTTAAACGTATTCATTTACTCAAACGGTGACCTTGGAGCAGTAGGTGAAAACCCCTGTGTATAATATTCATCAACCAATAAAGACCTTACTAACTGTCTCTTGGTTCTACTAATAGCAAACTGAGCCATCTCTTTAATAAAATGTGGCTTGTAATAAGGATGGTCTAATGTGTCGTACAAGGCATGGCAGGCATGGCAGCCATAGAAGCCTATGTCGTTACCATCGTTGTCTTTAGCTTTGACTCCAACACCTGAAACGTTTTCATGACAGAAGACCACGTTCTCATTGTTAACTCCGCTATCACAGACATCGCTGCGAAAGGTACATGCCTTACCTCTTGCTGATTTAGTTATTGCGTTCTGTTTCATAATGTATTTCTGTGTTTAACCATAATATAACATCAGCCACGCTGTAAACAACCTTAACGCTACCACCTCCGACTTCTTCAATATGCTTTATGCGTTCTTTTTGCACTTTACTTAGATAACCTTTTGGTGTCATCGTTGATGGTTTCTTGACTTCAAGTCCATAATACATACCTTCGTGTACTACAGTCAGGTCAGGAACTCCTGCCTTTACGCCCTCAGCTTTTAATCGACTGGCTTCTCTCTTGCTACGATTACCACCATTAGGAACTGCCCAATAACACACCTTACGAATGTCTAGATAATCACATATAGCTTTTTGAACATCATGCTCATCATTTCTCATTAGATTTTTTCTTTGCTTTAACTCTTTCAATAATCATGGTATATTTAAGTTGGTCACACAATGCAATGATTTGGTCTTCTAAATTACCTTTAAGTTTCTTGTCTTCAATCTTACTTAACAATGACATTAAAGAATGAATTGTTTCTGCTACTTCCTCATTCGACATTACGTTGCAGATTTTCTTCTGCTCCAAGATAATTGCCTAGACCATAAATTGCCCAATGTAGTTGTTGTTTGTCTGCTTTGATACGATGAGTTAAACCACTTAAAGAACAACCTAAATACGTAGCACACCTTGCTTGTGTTAAGCCTAATCGCTTGATTTCTGTTGGGATAGAATTGTAATATATTGTTTTAGACATAGTAATAATATATAGTAAATGAATCTATTATATCAATAAAGATATTGTTTGTGTGTTGTTTTAGCTTTTTTTTTCTTGCATGTACTTCTCCTTCGGAGATTGACCTTTGTAAAGCTTAGGAATAAATTCCTTTTTTTTAGAGCTTCTTATCTTAGCTCTTTACTTATCGGATAATTCCAGAGTTGGGAGTTTCGGAGCAAAGAAATCCCTAACCACTAATCAAAGCAGTTAGAGATTGTCATCGGCATAAGTCCTTCGCAGTATTATCCGTATGCCTGAAACCATTACAACTAATCAGGTCAGAGTCATCGCTACCTTGTAATAGGTACTCAGCCTTCTGCACTCTGCGCTTAGATTTCTTAGCCTCCGAGGTGGTTACCAACATAAAGGTTCTTATCTAAACATCAATCAACAGCTTCTTGGAACACATAGCTGAATCTCTTTTTTTTACTGTAGTGAGTGAAACCGAAGTCAGACATATCTACAGTCGTATCCTGATAGTTGCCTTCTGAACTGAAAATGGTATAATCTTTCATAGAACGGTGGGGCAAACACCAGTTTAGAAAATCCTTAGAGCTTCAATCACTCTAGGGATTTTTGCTATCTAATTTCTTAAATAACTCTAAACCAAGAACACAAATCATACCCTTCGATTAAATGTAGGTCAACCTATTTGCATTTATTTTTTCTGTTTAATTAAATAAAGCTTGACAAACGACCTCAAATGGTGTATAATTACCCCGTAATTGAGATGAATTACCAACTTTAACCCATAGGAGATACAATGAACACATTAGATATTATTAACAACCAACTAGATGACATCGAGATTGCAAGACTTGACTCACAAGAGCGTATGCGTAAAGGTGAGGCTCGTAGAGCTATTTTACAAGATGCATTTGATAGGTCAGTAGTTAGAGCTGAGAACGTTGACTCAGCCAGTGTTGTAAACTGGAATTTTGTTGAAGCTGATTTATACCTAGATGACATTGAGCCAACTGAAGGTGAGTTTGCTACTATGGTATGGAGATGGGAACAATCTGAGATGCGTAGATTAGGCATCAAGTAACTTTAACGGGGAGGTTCGCCTCCCCACTTTTAACTTATAGGAGATACAATGAATAAATCTTACGGAAACTTTAACAGAGACCAATTTAATATTGATTCAGGTTGGGTACATTATGATTTAGATAATGGTGAAAAATATTGGAATGACCGTTATGCTTTTATAGCACGATTTAAATACAACAGAAGTTTACAAGGTCGTTTTGTTACTTTTCTTAAAAACAATTTTACTGTGTCAGAATATTTAGGTTACCTTCAAACAGGTATGACACCAATGGCTGTTCTTAAAAGCAAGGGGTTTAAAATTATAAAATAGCAATTTAAAAAAACACAAGGGAGGTTAACAGCCTCCTTTTTTTATGCCTGATATTCTATTTAATTAAATAAAGCTTGACAAATCATATCAATGATGGTATACTTACCCTGTAATCGAAATGGTTACACACTTTAACTTATAGGAGATACACATGGAAATAGTAAATGAATATAACACAGTTTATGAAAGTGACTTAGCAGTTGGCTTTACTTCACAAGATACAACTAAGATACTTACAACTCACAAAGCTATCACAAATGAAGATGGCTCACCAATCGCAGTAGTAGGCAAGAACTACAACTTAGTTCAGAATGCTGACATCATGCCTCAGTTTCACGAAGTTATCTTAGCTTCTGATTTAGACAAGACTGACATGACTAAAGACATTCAACAGTCTCATTACGGTGCTAAAACTATTGTTACTTATACTTTCCCATCTCACAGGATTGAGATTGCAACAGGTGACTTTGTTGACCTTAAAATTATGGTTCTTAACTCTTACGATGGTTCTTGGAAGTTTATGTCTATGGTAGGAGCTGTTAGATTGGCTTGTATGAACGGTCAAGTAATTGCTGATGCATTCTCTGAGTATAGTGCTAAACACACAAGGAGCTTAGATATTGACGTTGCTGTAGCTAAACTTGAAACTGCTCTTATAGTCTATACAAAAAATACTGAGCTTTGGAAAAAATACCCACAGTCTCCAGTTACTAATGCACAGGCTACTGCAATCTTTCAAAAAGTTTCAGGTAAGAGTGACAGACTTGAGGTTTTACTTGAGGAAACTTACTTAAAGTATGTTGACGAAATGGGTAAGAACCTTTGGGCAGTCTTTAATACTTTAACTGATTGGTCTAGTCATGCGAAATTTAAGAATGAAGCGAATAAAGTTGCTACAATATACAATCGTGAGGCTAAGGTAAGAAAAGCTATCCCTATGCTTAATGAGTTACTTGTAGCCTAACTTCTCCAATAAACGTAAGTAACGTTTCCCCTCGGCTTTATTCACCGAGGGTTTTTTTTGTCTATTTAATTAAATAAAGCTTGACATTCTGTCTCAATGGTGGTATAATAACCTTGTTATTGAGATAAACTTTTAACTTATAGGAGATACAATGAGTATAGATATCAGAATAGATTCATATGACATTAGCGACATGGACGAAAGACTTGATAGAGCATTTGACATTAGAAATGGTTGGGGTACTGAAGCTGTAAGTGATGACAACATAATGCTTACAGACAATCTTGGTCGCTTTCCACAAGGAAGTGTACACGCTGTCATGCAAACTCAACAAGCGCAGATTGAAGACCAACAAGCTCTGATTCTTGCCCAACAAGACAAATTTGACACCATGGTTAAACACATTAAGAAACTTGAAAGTACTGTTTTTGAAATTACTGATGCCTTAGATAGTGTTGGTAAAAACTTTTTTGCAATAGGTATGAAGCAAAATTCTAAAGCAAACGCTGAGGTTAAGTAATGTCTACATATTCAATCAATCTTGAAACAATTACTTGGGAAGCTACTGATGCTTTGCTCAAACTTGACGAAACTTTTGTTGGTACACGTAGCTATCTAGGTCTTGCATATTTTTGGGCATACGAGTACAGACATTATTTACGTAGTGCTAGTGTTGCACAATGCAAAAAAGTTCACAAAAAATGGCTTGAAGCTGACTTAGATTTTCTTGAAACTTCACAAGCGCATTGGAATATTATTGGTGAGGTTCTTAAACAACCTGTGCCTAATTTAATAGAGGAGAATGTATGACTACAGTTAAAGCATTAGAAGATGGAGAGTTTGGCGTTTCATTAGAAGACTCAATACAACCTGTCAAATTTGATGGTGAGGGAGACGTTGAGATTTTTTCAACATGGGTTAAAGCTAAGTGGACAAGAGTTGCTATTTCAATTGATGACGAGACTCGTA